GGTGACCGTGTACACGCTTGTCGGTTGATATTTGTTGATCGTAATTAAACCAGTCTCCTTCATACGCTCCCTTTGTTTTAGTCCAGTCAAAGTATGAGTTGAAGAACGCGTTTGCTCTAACTGTTCTGAAGTCAAACCCCATAACGCACGCCATGATCATCGGGTGGTTAAATGATTCTTCACGATCCATTCCGAGTAACTTCAGACATTCATCAGAAGTGTAGTCCCCTATTGAATATCCGATGTTGTCGAATAGCAGCACGCGTTTGCTTTCTATTGCGGAGAATAATGCCTGTAATGGTTTGGTAGCATACACGGGTGAATCCATCCATAGAACTAAGTCGTAACCCATTGCACGTACTTTCTGAATTGCATACGGTTTGAATGCGTATGGTACTTCCTCATGTGTAGGGCTTCCGATTTCCTCGAACGAATGGAAGTGGTAATAATCGCCAGTAAACCCAACTGCTCGGAGTGATTGCTCCTGACGTTGTTGTCCTTTCTTATACCTTTCCTTATCGTCTGAATAAGTTACTACTGCAATCTTCATGGCTTAATATAAAATGCTATGTTATGAATTCTTTTGATTTGCTTTTTGTTGATGAACTTATGGATAGCCTTTGCGCATCCCGCTAATTCGTAATCGTCAATGATAAGCACACCGCCCTTTGATAACTTCGGGTAAAGGTGTTGCATACATTCTAGCGTTGAGCGATATAGGTCACCATCTAAACGAAGTAACGCAATGCTATCAATCTCTTTGGCTTTCTCCTTTACTGTATTTTCAAACCATCCTTTGACGAATGTTACATTCTCTAGTGATACGCCCCATGTATTGAAGTTCTGAATAACAGATCCGAGAGAGTGAGCCGATACGCCTGTGGTTTGTAGTAGACCTAGTTTAGTGCGGTCAATCTCACCTATCGCGGGTTGTGTGGCATCGTGTTCTGTTGCGTACGGAATTCCCTCGAATGAATCGAATCCAATAACCTCGCGCTGTTCGCCTAGTTCTGTTTGCGTCTTTTGCATCATGGCTAACTGAGAACCCGCTGCAACACCGCATTCGATTAGACTTCCTTGCACTTTGTTTTCAATGACAAGTCGGGTCATTTCAGCGGTGAAATCTAATACCTCTACGGATGAATATACTGGGTGGATTGGTTTCATAGTGCCATTATTAAATTTTCAGCGTTAACGTGCTTTACTTTCATTCCGAACTTCTCGCAATACTCAATGTACTTATTGAGGTCAACGCCATTAAATTCGACGCACACCATCTTACATTCAAAGTCTGAAAGGTTGATCTGCGATAGAATGGCGTAATCCATTCCCTCCGCGTCGATGGTTATGAAGTCAAATTTCGTCACCTTCCAAATCTCACAGAAGCGTTTGAACGTGTAGCCTTGCACCTGAACTTCGTTGTACTGCACTACATTTCCCCACTTCTCCGATTCACTTTTGACTACTGTGCTGAGTAATCCGATGTCATTCGGAATATGTGGCGTGTTAATGTGTAGCGTAACTTTGTCGTTGTGTTCACAGATAGCAGCACGGACACAATTTACTTCATTATCGTCTGAGTGAAGTTGTGTCAGTTTTTCGTATGCTACTGGGTGAGGCTCTACTAATGTAGCTACCCATCCCTTTTCGATCAATGCAAGTGAGTTGCTGAATGTCTTTCCATCATTTGCCCCGATATCAAGCACATGACCACAATTAACATCTTTGAAATAATCAAGAATGATTTGCTCCTCTGAATTCTGTGAGTACATTATATTTTCGGGTATTTGAAAGTTCGTACTGGGTTGGTGATTCCGTAGTTATTCGCTCTGTGTCGCTCAATTACGGCTTTGTCGTGATCCCACATTTCAGGGGCTTCCGATGCTTTGTACTGTGCATCATTTGGAGCAAGTCCCCAAGCAGGATGAAGGTGATCGAATAGAACGATTGATTCATAAGCGTAACGACCACGCATCCACGCTGCTTCTGTAGCCTCAGCATCACACCATAAAGATTTGTATTCAGGATGGTAGATATATCTGTCACGCTCGTAATACTTCCGATCCATGATTGACATAGTCGAAACGTTATCGCCCTGATGACCGTCATTCAAATGCAGAAAGCCATCACCATTCGGAAAGTGCTTCGTGAATAGGTCGCGGATGATGTTATCGAAACGATTAACGGTGAAAATCATGTCATCGCTCATGTTAATGAGTAAGTCCCAATCACCCTGATACTCATTTAGATCGCGGTTAATAGCGTCAATCTTGCCAGTTGATGAACCGATAACCGCATCGCAATTACCATAATGATCTAACTTCGAATCATCTAAATCCAAAGATACCAACACATCATAATCATCACTTGCTACGTTGTCAATGATGCTATACAGTCCCCTAAGAAATTCTTTAGGACGTGAACGACTGGTGTACTTAAATAGGATTCTCATAGTGGCAAATAGATTACAGGATTCTCGATTGACTCCGTGAACTTAGCAACTGATACTTTGTGCGCTTCTGTCATTTCCTGAACTGATAAGGTCGGAACGTGTACAAAGTCAAAGTCAGCATAAGAATCTAAATCCATCGAATAAATGTAGTCAGGTGCATCATCAGGGCAAACATTGTGATGTGGTGCTAATCCTGCCAACTTGCATCTAACTGAGTATTCAACGTGTTCATAGCCGTACAGTCCAAACGCCTCATTGAATGCACCGACACGCTCAATAACATCTTTTGTTAAGAACATCATGCATCCCGCTGAGTTGTTGTAATAACTTACACCGTTGTCTAATTGGTTAACTTTACGAATGTGAAGATAGTCGTGGAGGTAACTGAAATGGTGGCATCCTGTTGCGTTATGAGCGTCAATAAACATTTGCGCCCAACCTTCCTTAATCGGGAAACAATCGTCATCAAAAAGGAATACATAGTCGCAATCCTTCAACTCTCTGAGGCATTCATTCTTTGCCGATGCCACACCTTTAACATCGTGAACGAACTTGATCTTCATTCCAACGCAAAGCGGTGAAAATAGAGCGATGTTCTCCCAATATGCCTTATGATGTGGTCGTGCGGAGGTAGTCGTTATAGCTATTCCGATGTTAGGCATTCTAGTCTATTTAGTTCGGTGGCTAAGATATTACTTTCTTTGATTGTATCAAAGTTATCTTGAATTGTTTTACGAAGATTTTCAGCAAGTGTGTGACGTAAATCATCGTTATCGGTGAGCATCTTCATTGCGGTGTACCATCCATTAGTCCCATCAGCAAGTAAACAGTTATAGCCATGCTTCAACCATTTGTTGTATGGAAGTACATTCGACACAATAGCCGCGCATCCAGTTGTACCCGCTTCGATTAGTTTCAATTCAGATTTGCACGCGTTGAACTCACCATGTTGCAAGGGTATCAGCGCAACGTCGATCTGTTCGTAATGCGCTCCATATTCCAAAATGTCGAGATTCCATAAACGCTTGTACGTTTCGTTATTCCCAATGTGAGAACCTAGTCGAGAATACTGCTTCAAATAGGTGCGATAATCTTCCGAGCAACAGAGATAGTTGATAGTTAAAATGCGCTCAATTTCCCGATATTCTGAATTGTCATTAAAGGATGAAAGTAGTTGATATTTGCCCTGCAATGTTTTATCTCCGTGCAATCGTCTCATCCCTTCAAACATCAGCGCAACATCACGACCATGAAAAGAACCACCAACCCATCCAAAGCGCACGCGGTTTGATTTGTTTTTATTAGTGCTGAATTGCTTCGCCATCGGGTGAATGGTGTTTTTTACCACTACTGAATCAATGCCGACTTTCTTTAACTTGCTTTGAAGTGTTTCCGTTGTAACAGTAACGAGGTCAGCGATACGAGCCGATTCGAGTACATTCGATTCTAGGTTAATTGCACTATCGTAAGCACGACGAACACTATTCACTTCTGTCGGGTTAACGCGGTTCGGATATTTTGCTGCAAAGTCTAATTGATCCTTCAGAATCTTCGCGCTCATCTTATGCCATGTAGGAAGTTTCCAATAATCGTCAATGTCAACGACCAGAATCTTACCCGCATCTTTCACCATCTTCGCTCTGAACTTCTGAGGGCGATTCATTACGTACACGTCCGCATCCAAAGGGTTCATATCAAACTCATCAAGAGATAAGCCCCTGACATCACACTTCTCCGCAAATGGAGTGTAAGGCATTGCAAGACGATACAAGTCCATCCCACTATAGATGCGTGATTCGGATTGGTTGTTAAAGACTAGTCTGATTTTTTTCATCGGTGTATAGTTCCCTCATTGTTTTGACATACTGGCAAATAGAAGAATAGTGTATGCCTGTTTCAACTTGAAAAGACCTGTAGGACTTTCTCTCGTTGTTATTCGGCTGATAGACTAAATAACCATAAGTTACTTTTGCGGCTAGTTTTACTGCTTCGCTTCCGTTAGACTCGGAGGCTTTGAAACAGAATTTCGCAAATTCGTCGTAAGTGTAGTTCGGTTCTTCGGTGTGTGTTTCTGTAAATTCCGTACGCTCATCGATCAACTCCGCACCCGTAAAGCGGTCTAATTTGTTGAATTGCTCGTAAGGATTGTTGTTCATGTGGCGCATAATGCCGTACACATAACCGCGATAGTTACCGATGTTTTTGAACTGCTCATCAGATAACTCCATCAACTTCATTACGGCACTTGTCAAAAGATCTCGCCATTCCAACACGCCATCGGTCTTAATCCGCTTGGCACATTTGATCAGGTCGGGATGATCATATAGTTCCGTAATAATCTGTTCACGATTCACGGATTCAAATATACAGAAAATGTTCTGTTATATGCAAATGCGATGTCTTTGCCTTTTCTTTTTCGGCTTGTTTTTGTTTGCTTTGTTGCTTCAAAATTCTCGTAAATGCGTGCGATAATGAGGAGTTGTCCCATCCGTATTTTTTGGATAGTTCAGCGACTGTATGCTGCCCTTTGTACCAAATGTCGAATAGTTCTTCTGCGGTGGCGCGGTTTGGGTTTGTCATGGTGCTATTTTTTTGATTGCGGTATAGTTAGGATTAAATTCAATGTTAAATCCGAACGACTGGTCCAGTTTCAGGTCAATGATGGATTTGATTACCCCTACAAATCGCTCATAATTGGAGTTAGTCGGGTCAAGTGGTCGCACCTCATCCATCTGCATCTCTCGGCATAACCATAGCACACGGGAAGCGTAGACCAGTTCGTTTTCGTCTATGATGTTGCGGATGGATTGGGGGTTAGAATGGGAATGGGTCATCTTCGTTGGTTTGGTTTAGAAAGTTATTATTCGGTGTTAGTTGTGCCTGTTGATATTGTGGCATCCAGTTTGTCTTATCGCTTGATCCAATCCAATAACGCCCACACGTAGCATCATAAAAGAAATCCTGAACACCAGTACGTCCGATGTGCTTAAACTTGACCTTTTGAATGTACACAGAGGTCGTATCGTTTTCAAAGTTTCGGTATACGGTTATGCCGTTATCCGTTTTGTTGTAGAAATGCGCTGATCCTGAAATTGAATAAAGCGTTGGAACTTTGAATGTACCATCGTCATTCTCTTGCATCTTGGTAGGGTGAGCAATTAGGAAGATATGCACCTGATTGTTCTGAGCGAATGCGGTTAACTTATCCATAAACCTACTGATATACACGGTTTCGGTTTCGCCCTTTTCGATGTCATGCTCTAGCTTATTATACGGGTCAATCACTAAGCATCGCAACCCGTAACGACTAACTAGCTTCTTTGCGTGGTTTAGAATGCTCTCAACAGAGAAGTCCTCAGATTCAGGACGTACAAAAAATATCTTATCCTGCATCCATTCGCCTATGTGTTTAATTTCAGGTAGTGAGGCTCTCGGTGAACTATCTGCACGCTGACCAAAGGACTTGGCGGTTATCTTTTCAATGATCTTTGACACGTGCAACGCTCTTGGATAGTTTTCTGGTGAATAGTATGCAGCCTTCCATCCCTTGAAACAAACAAGCCTACTGATTACGAAGTCAATGAACTCTGACTTGCCGTGTGATGGAACGCCCGTAACCGTTGTCACGCGGTAAGGTTCAAAGGTCAGCAACTTATCAAATTCAGGCACACCGATTGAATCTCCCGCAGGTAGCCCATTCTCATACAGGCTTACCAGTTCATCCATGATGTCAGAAATCTGAATGATGCCTGATAACTTTGAAGGTCGCGCTCTTTGGATTAATTCGGCAACTTGCAATTCGCTACCCTTAACCAATACGTCATTTGCATCCTTTTGGTCAGATACAACAATATCACACCTTTCTTCACCAAGCCTACGGATCAACTCTTTGCGAAGGTTTAGTCCCGCTTCATCGTTATCAGTCCAAATAATGAACTTTTTGATCTGATCCATAAAATCGAAGCAGTTGTCTAGGTAGTCAAGATTACCACCTTTCGTCGCTCCGTTCGGTACGCTTAAAACTTGCTTGTAACCACTCTGCCAAATACTCAGCGCATCCATTTCGCCCTCACAGATAACAACTGGCTGATCGAAATCAGTAACCGTATCAATGCCATACATCACCAACTTCGCATCCTTGACCATCCTGAAGTGCTTTTCACGGGTTCTGAACTTGGTATTAATCAGAGAACCGCCCCAAAAGTAATTAAAAGCGATTGTGCGGGCTTTACCGTTGATCTGAGGCATCCATTCAGTCTGACTGGTTATCTTCCAATGCACTAGGGTTTCTTGCTTAATTCCGCGCCCTTTGAACCATTGTACAACCTCCATAGGAAGGTTAGTATGGTTTTCGTTCCAAATCGGTTTAACGTACACCTTTTCAGGCTTCATTGATACCCCGCCTTTCCAGTTGCAGTTATGGCAATGGAATAGCCCGTTATCAATATCCACCGACAAGCACGGGTCTTTTGGTTTTTTGCGTGTGTGACTGCATTTAGGGCAGATCGTTTTAGCCGTTCCGCTGAATTTCTTGATCGGTATTCCTAATGCTGATAGTTCGTTTGCTTTGCTCATCGTGTTGTCATTTTACGCGTTCCGTCAGGATTGAAATTACTTGATGTTTTTAATGGTTTGTAGTCGCGCAAAAAGTAACATAAATACTGACACCATTTTGTATAGTCCCCACCTTTATTGCTTAGTTGAAATTGTGCATCATGCGCTGGGGCTAGTTTTTCGATTTGCTCAATGCTCATCGGTTTATTTAGTGCCTTGACAAATTTATATGCGGTTTCTTTTGAGATGGTGTCTTGTAAGAATTTTTCAAGATGGCTAAGTATAGGTATAGTAGTATTTATACTAGTATCTATATTTCTATTTTCATTTTCCATATGGTCTTTCATATGGTAATCCATATGAGGTTTCATATGAGGTTTTGAAAGGTTCTTTTTGCGAGAATCAGTAAATTTCACGCGCTTTACCTTTTCCTCTCGGATACGCCATTGATAGAATCTGCCATCATCATCTTGCTTGAACTTTGTGCATATGCGACTCCATATGGTATCGAAACGATTTCCAAGAACATATTTTATGTCATCTATTGAAAGCGATCCTGTTTCAAATTGAATCATTAGCAAGGTCATGTATGCTCCCTTTTCTTCAAACGTAAATAATTGTGTGCCTTGCGTCCAATCGCCAGGATACCAAAGCAATGCAGGATCTTTAGCCATGCTAAAAAGTATTAACCCATCAGTCGCATTCATCACTATTGAAACGAGCGTGAACGCGCCCTAGTGAATCAGTACTCCTGATGGGTATATTGTGAAATGTAGTTTTGAGGTGTTCATATTTCAGGTCGGTTTCAATCGACGTTGCAATTATACAAACTTAATCCGAGAAATGCAAGTATTTCAAAATACTTTCACTATCTAAACCTATTTTATATTAACCCTCCCAAATCGGGACATCTCACCATTATGTTTTGAGCCAAGACAAAAGGTTCAATTTGATCACACACGCAGGTAACTCCACACGCCACTCAGGAGGGTTGTATTATTTACTTATCTGTTGCATTATTTCGTCGTAACGCTTACGAGCCTCGATAGCGCGGTCAATTACGAATTGCTGATCTTCTTCTGACGGCACAAACGTAAAGCAAAAGTATCTGTACTTCTTAGCCATACGAGGGTCAAAGGAAACGAAGTCAACGAATGTCGCATCAGGTGTGCAGATGAATTCTGTAACTGTCTGCCAGTAGTATTTCGGGAACTCCGCTTTGAAATGCTCCACGCTATCAATCATCATGTGTTTAACGTGGTTCTTGCCTTCGTAGGGACATTTTGTCTCTAGGACACCTACTTTGCCATTACGGAAGACTTTGCGGTCAGGTGATGCGCCCAAATAAGGCAATTCACTATGTACCTGAAAGCCTATCTCCTCTGTCATTGAGTTGCTTCGCTTTTCGTGAACGTGTACGGCTAAAGGCTCGTTATCTGTACCCCACTTTGTCGCGGAAGTTTCAAAGTTGTGATCAAACTCATAAGGAGTAAGTGACTCCGCAATCTTATCAAAGATGTACGTCTCTCCAGTTGCACCCAATCCTTTAGGCTTACAGATATTTTCTATTTCAGAGCCTGTGAATAGTCCGCGACGAATCGCGAACCATTCAGGGCTACCTTGCTCAGGACTATTGCTCATCTGACGTAATGTTTTCTTCGTCCATAATTGATGCGGTCAACGGCTTTGAATCGACAACCGTGTACCCAATATCTTCAACCTCATCCTGTGTGTGAATGCCCATTGAAATTTCAGGAGCAAATTGACGCGTGAAGAATGTGGCAGCGCGGTAACGTCTCATCAGTTGAGGCATTGTCTTCCACTTACTGCCCGCTTTCTCGCTCCATCCTTCAGCCTTAGCCATCGCCATTGTTACCCAAATACCTTCGCAACGCTCACCAGACTTTAGATCGGTAGCAACGGCGCGACAACTACCTCCATCCGTATCGCTTTCTTCGTAACGTAGCGGCGAGAATCTGCCTGATGCGTTAAGTGTTGCAATCAAGAATGTAGATGACCATGCAGGCTTCCCGTGTACGATGTAAAGGTTCTGCATTACCATTAGCGGGTCAGCACCGATGCGCCCTGCCATGTTCAACGCAATGAGGCAATTCTCAATCTTAGCTTTGAAAGTTACTGGCACAAGGTCAGACTGTGATAGCATCTTCGCGACACGTTGCGCGTGTTCAAACGATTCCTTGTTCAGGAATACGTTGTCAGTTGTTGACTTCACCTGCATCTCGGCAGGCACGGTTAGTTGTTTTTCTGTACTCATTGGTTTTGGTGTTTGGTTAAAAAAATAAGGTCGTGTCGAACATCCGTCAGGAATGCCAACACGACCAATGTGATTGCTCACAATTTCGTTCGATGCTGACGGTCATCTGTTGCAAAGGTAATTATTGTTTTGACTCCTGCAAATGTTTTTCATTTTTTCTTAGCCAGTTAAGAACTTGCTGACGTTCGTGGATCAGGTCTTTCTTGGTGATTTTCTGACCATACACGCCCTGACGCTTTTCTGTTGGTGTGGCAAAGATTTGATTGATGCAGTTGTACCACATTTGCATCTGTTCTATTTTGTCGGGAAGCGTTGTGTTAACGTAATCCCCGACTATCTCGTTTAGTGCCATATCTGATCGGATGGTTTATGAACTACTCTGATGGCGTAGGTTTCTTTGGTTGTGATGATCGGATAAACTGATGTTGACAGTTTCAATCCTTTACGCTCGTGGTGTGCTTTAACTGCCTCGCGTACATCGTGGAGGGCTTGGTCTTCAAAGGTTCTGTTCTTTTTCATGGTTGGTTATTCTTCGTATTTGTCAATATTTCTTTCAAATTGTTGTTGTGCTGATGCTATTGCAATGTCGCGAAATCTTACGTGAAACCATTCAGGTTCTACAAAGTATTTATCGACTGTGTATGAAGTCTCTGAGTCGTATCTTTCAGGATCAATTTCACTGTTATCCCAATGGTAACATTCAACTGGCACTGTGCAGGAAAGTACGATGTCTTCGGCAATTAGCACCTCAACTTCAATTTCTAATGTGGTTTGGTAGGTTGGCATGGTTGGTTAGTTTTTTACAAATGATTTTAATTGTTTCAGAGCCTTTTGAGTAGGGATGCAGCTATTCTTAGTAGCATCTATCAACTCCATGTCATTAGTTATTTTCACCCACATCTTGCCAGTTTTAGGACTAGTGTAAGTAACTGCATAAAGACCGAAGCCGATGATTTGAAAACTGAAGTCGCTGATTGAGTTTTTCATGGTGGTTGGTTTTAGTTGTTTCGATTTGATAGGTCAAAGGTAATACCTTTTTTGATACGTGTAACATTTCAAGTAAAATAATTTCACTTTTTTCGGTAATACCCTGAAAACTAGCTCATTTGTTTTGCCCTATCAAAATACTTTACATTTTATTAGTTTGGTATTACTTGATTCCGTAACATTGCCACATGAAAGCAAACGAAAAAAATACAAATAGTCCTACCTCAGTTAAACTAGGTAAGCGAAAAGCGGTTATAGACAAGATCGCAAAGGCAGACGAAACAACCATACACAATGTTATCATTACGGCCATTGATATGTACATTGGAGCGCGTAACATCAAAACCAAATAGCATGAGCCACCCAGACCGATGCCTCCTAGCGTTATTCTGCTTCCTGTTCGTCGCAATCCTTTACGCCTCGTTTGGGTGTAACGAATGCAACCCGTACCGAATGAAGCAGGGCAATACTCCCGACACGATTAACGCTGATTCGATTCAGTTCTACGTTGACCCTAATCATCCGCACGAAATACAATTAGGAGTGTATAAGGATGGTGATGGTGGATAACGGTTGGGTATTTGTGTCTGTTATTTTGGCTTACAGACACTTGCACCTTAGCACAAAACTTAATAGCCAAAATAATAGCACAAATACCTTGTTAGGCGAAGTGCGATAAATTTTAGACAAATGACAAAAGAAACATTACAGCAAAAAATTGAAGAGAGAGCAAAAAGAAAAGCTAATGACGAATACAGAAAGTTCGTTGACTTTATGCAATCAAATGAACTATGCAAATTATTAAAGTTCAAAAAAGGTGAAACACTTGTTCCATTTTGTGACCATTACAATTCAAAGCCATTATTTGAAACAGGCATTGAGAACAAAATGGAAGAAGCCGACAACTATACGAACTTTAATGATGCAAGAAAACAACTAATTGCATTGCTTGTGGAAAGGGAAACAAACGAACTTTTACAAAAGATTGATAGCCTTTCTGATTATTTCGGAGGGTAATGTAGCATTTCGCCTAACGTTATACGGGTTGTGGCAGTACGGATTAAAACGAAAATATTATGACAAGAGAACAACAAGAAGAATTATTATTTGAGTTTGTGGAATGGCTACGAACAGAATACCAAGTTGAGGATGTATATGGAATGTACGTGCCTGAATTTTTGGACGATGTAGTATTGCCACAACCCGATGTTAGCGGTGCGGAGCGAAAGTTTTGCCCATCTTGTAAAAATGAAGTTAGTAGAATGCAATATGAATGTAAATGCGGATACCATTTTATGCCCGAATAGATGGGCAAAATTACCGCTAACTCTCAGATTTGCGACACACTTACAGACAAAGCACTAAAACTATGACACCAAAAGAAAAAGCAAACTCTTTAGTAGATAAGTATTATGAAGATGATTTAATGTGGGAGGATTTGTCTTATATACAAGCCAAGAAATGCGCCCTTATTGCAGTTGATGAGATAATTTCAGCCACAGATTTTGTATGTATGGATGAAAAAATATGGAATACTAATCTTAAATATTGGAATGAAGTAAAATTAGAAATAGAAAAGCTATGAAAAGAGTTAGCGAGTTTATTAAAGTATCAGGTTACAGATGGATTGAGTTCTTCAACTATACTGTATGTAGCATAGACTTTTACAGAAACTACTCAAGATTCTATTGGAAAAATAAAAACGTAAGAAAATGACCCTACCCACCACTAACCTACTCGAATATATTAACAAAAGAGCCGATGCAATTGCAAAGCAACAAGGTACTACCAATCCTTACGAAATGACTGATGTAAATTCATTGGTTGAATACAGAGTTCTTATGGAAATTGAAATCCGCATCCTTCAGGAGCGAGAGAATTTCAAAAAGATTGTTATTAATGATGCTAGTAAGAATGAAACCGCAGTGCAATGGTTTATGCGGAACATAGACGCATTTCACCAATCAGTTATTGATGGAGAATTTCCTGTCATTACGGCTAATGAAGTTCAAAGTGCAATTGACACGATTTATGAACGCGCTACCGAAATTGAAAAGCAAATAATCGAAGATGCTTGGATTTCAGGAAAAGAGTTCGACAAATTCGGTGATAACATCTGGGATGATGCTGCCAAATACTACACAACCACCTTCAACCCGAACAACGATGAGCAACGAAACAAGTAAACCAATAGACTTTGAATCATACAAGAAAATGTTTTATGAGTCATTTGCAAAGGTAAAGCCAGAAGATTTCATTAAACAAATGGAGGCTCTTGGATACAAGTTTGAATCAATAGAACCAACCGAGGCGAGAGAGTTGCCAACGAATGATGAGATAATTCAACGTGCTGAAAATGGATCAAAACTACATGGATTTCCTGAGCGTGCAGAGATTTCAAAGAACGCATACAAGTGGGGTGCATTGTACGTTAGAGATATTGCCTCCCCCATCATTGCATCCCAACAATCCGAAATCACACGGATGAAAGCGGAACTGGAGGAGGTGAAGGAGATGTGGGAGAATCAAAGAATAACTATCCAATTTTATCAAGATGATCTAAAAGCCATACGTGATATAATAAATTCCTAGAGAATATAGGTGAATACTCATTTCCCAAAAACAGAAGCTATGAAAACAAAATTAAAAGTAGGCGACTATGCCGAAGTGATTGTAAATTGCGCATTAAAAGGTAAAATATTGCAGGTTAAAGAAGTGAATAAAGGCATAACTTTTCCATACTCATTTTTAGGTACTGCATGGACATTTCGAGATTCTGAACTTCGTAAAATAACCAATAAGTATGAACTCCTCCCCTCCCTCCCCGACCTCGAACAGTACCGCCTGAGTTTGGAGGTGTACGAACAACTAATGACTGAACTTATAATGCATTACGAATATTCGCAAAATATGAAAGCGGAAGAAATAGTTGATGCAATTAATGAAGATTATAACACTTGGCAAACCCTCACCGAAATACTTGAAGAATGATAAAATAACGGGAGTAACTATACTCCAGCTTTATCTTCCTCAACGCTATCTGACCATTCGCGGATGATCTTGTCAAACTTTGGAAAGGTCTCCGCAATTAGCAACTCACTCGCACTTCCTGATGTGTCTAAGAATGCGAATAACACGCACGTTTCTAGTTGCAACGTGTCAGGATTACGCACTTTGTATCTATGCCAGTAGATAGGCGTTATCATCCTGAAATCAATCACAATCGGGTGCGCTTCGTAGTGAATGTCTTCGCGTTCTTCCGCGACAATCCATTGACCGCGTTCTGTGATGCACGTCATTCTTAAATATGGATAACCTTCAGGCTTCATGGCGTAGTGTTAAAATATGTGCGTGAACCTAGCAACTTGCCCCTGAGTCTTAGAATGCAGATAGGCTTCGATAGCCTTAACCGCACCCGTATATCCGTTACGATGATGCCATCCATCCGTACCACTTGCTGACCTTGATGATTCAATAGTTACACCGATAACGTCCTTTGATGTTTTATGATGAATGTGATGGGTGTAAATGTAGCGGTATTTTGTTTTGCTCCATTCCATCGGGAACTCATGCGCTAGAAGGCTATTAAGATCGCTTTGCTTTGCACCATCACCGTGAGTAGTGGCGATAAGGTTATCGTGGTAAATAAACGCCTTTCTGTGCTTCATATCGCAATCGAATGTAATGTCCTTGCACTTCCTGAACCACGTCTGAACGATTTGAGCCAAAAACCACCCAGTCATGTAGTCGTGATTCGACACGTTATGCACGATGTGAACCTTTGCTACTCCTAATAACTTCGTCACAACAGTAACATACAACTCCTGAGCAATTAGGAAGTTATCGTACCATTGACCATCCGTGTCTTGGGGTGTGCCTGATGTGGTTGATCTTCGGGTGTTATCCGTGTGGAGGATGTCATTACCGATGATTAGTACAATCTGATCTATTGAGAAGCCTGATGCTTTTTGCAAGATACCATCTACACCTTTAATAACTCGGTCTATTGCTATCTTGACATTATACTCGTTTCCTGTTTCATAAGCCGTTGCAAGTTTGCCGATGTGAATGTCAGCGGGGTCAATAACAAGGCAATGACCATCTTTGACTTTCTCTCGCTTTAATTTCGGGAAGGTAGGCGAATAGTTCTTCATTCCTTCCATCATTTCAGCCTTTAACTCATCCAATGAGCGTTGATTAGGCTTTGCAAAGATTGAAAAGTGCTTCTGCTTATACCAATAGTGCTTAACTTCAGAAATGTTAATGCCTGCGCTATTACATTCCTTTTCGAGGATGCTTTTTGATTCTCTGTATTTTTCAATAAGTTCAATTTCATCAGGCATTAATGATGTATTATTCGAAGGTTGTGGATTATCCAACATTCGATGCATCACCACTTGCTTACGTGCTGATTCTGCCGACCTAAATAATAAAGGATAATTCTTATGCAACATTCTCCCTACCTCAGCATTGTTCAAGTTGGGTAGCTTTAAGGAGTACTCTTTTGCTAGTTCTGATCTTTTTGTCATAATGTTTAGTTGGTGGTTCGGGACTAAGTTAAACAAAAAACCTTACTTGTTAGTAAGGTTTAGACTATTTTAGGATTAACGCCCCGATTAACCACGCTCCCACTATTCCGCTACCCATTTTCAAAAGACGATTCTTCTGTCGTAATTTGTCAATGTCATAACCTTGTAATTCGATTACGGTGTCTTGCTTGGTTACGATCTGTTTAAGTTCTAACTCTTGCACCGTATGGATTGAATCATTTTTCACGCAGTCAATAGCCAGCAACTCGCACTCTTTTGCCATCGAGTCACACGCTTGAAGCCTTAGAATTGTATCGTGGAGCGTGCGATATTCTCGGATAGTTTCAGTCACTACCTTAACGCGATACATTACTGTATCATGACTGCGATCTATCAACGTATCACGATCAGATACGGACTGCTTCATATCGCGGATTTCAGTTAGTAGCGAATCGTAAGCATTTGACTTCGTAGAATCGTTACCACACGACTTTAAGTGACTTAGCAATACTGCAACTACAACGATTGCAATAAGCGTAAATGGGTTAGTTTTTATCATCTTTCGGCTTGTCTTTACTTTCTTTCAGATATTGCCATGTTGCAAGTCCAAGACATACGAGAATGAAGGTGTAGTCTAATCCTAGCACAACGGTAAGATATTCCCAATGGTCAGACTTAAACCATTTGATGTGACTAATGACAACCATCACGATGATGATGAATGCGGATAATTTACGAGCCGATGCACCTAATGAATGCGCTTCAAATGCCCCTTTGAGCCATGTGATTAACTTCATAGCCATTCGTTCAGGATTGTACCCGTGAAATAGATATTTCCGCTTTC